TTTCTGAGTTGATTGAATCGTTAAGAAAACTTATTCGTAATGTAGGTGAAGCAACAGTTATTGCACCTATTATAAAAGATTTAATTGAGGTATCGGTTAAGAACGATGACCACTTAATTAAACTTGCAACTATTGCACAAAGACTTGCAGCTGCTGAAGCTAAAGGTATTGGTGAAGATGGTTGGTTAAGTGAACATGAAAAGACACAATTACTACAAGATATGGAAGATACTATCAACGCAGTAGAAGAAAAAACAAAAGAAAAAATGGGTGATTTAGAAATAGAAATTGAAGAAATTAAAACTAAATTATAATGACAGATATAAAATCATTTTTAGCAACGGTAGACAATGTATATGGTACAAATATTCCATTATCGGATAACGATGTTACTGATAATATTAGTGTTTATAATGAAAATACTAATTTTTCCGATAAGGATGCAAGAACCTATGGTGCAATAACGTATTTATTTGAAGATACAATTCGTATCGATGATTATGCATATCCATTTGACAAAAACAATTTTACATTTCCCAAAAAAGGAGAAACTGTTATTATTTTGAAGATGTTTGGTAGAAATGAACAAACATTTTATTTGCCCTATACAAATACAGCGTATCCCAATTATAGAAGAGATTACATTACATTTGAGAGAAGTTCTAAAAAAGAATTGGAATCGGTGGGTAAAGATAAAAGTGGTTCCAATTTAACAAGTACGGTTAATTCAGGTGGTAAAACCGAAACAACAAAAAATAATAAAGAAAATAAAATTGAGGTTAATGAAAAAATTAAATTTTTAAAACCAAACGAAGGTGACACCATTTTAAGTGGTAGAGTTGGTAATACTATAAGATTTTCAGAATTTTTTTTAACCGAAGATGGAAAAACTTCTTCACCTGGAATATTCATTCGTAATAAACAAAATCCTGAATTAGATTCCAAACCAATTGGAGAATTAGTAATAGAAGATATTAATAATGATGGTACATCGGTATACATCACTTCTGGTAAAATTAAAATACCATTCAAAGAAACTATTAAAAAATCTAAAGTAGCTTTTAAGGATTTTCCATCATCGGATAAATTAAAAGGTGACCAATTATATATAAATTCTGATAGGATTATACTTTCTGCTAAAGCTAGTGAATTTATTATATTTGCAAAAGGAAACACAGGAATAATAACAGATGGTAGATTTAGTGTAGATGCAGATAAAGAGGTTTATATTCAAAGTAATCAAGTAGTTACAATAGAATCGGATAAAAATATAATATTAAATACAAAAGGCACAGGTAACATATATTTAGGAGAAACTGGTACTGGTGGTGGAGCAGCTGCTCCGGTTCAACCTATGGTATTGGGTGGAGAATTGATAAAAGTATTTGAAGATTTGATAGATGAGATTACGAAGTCTATATACGCAGGAAGTTGTGGCCCAAGTCAATTAAGTGGTGCAAATATTAGAGCTTTTAATAGTATAAAAGGAAATCTAAGAGAAATACTTTCCAGTAGAAACTTTTTAACAAAACGATAATATGTCTTGGATTTTATATCAGACAAATGTTTTATTAGCAATGGCAACATTTCAATTTGCAGAGGACCCCGATGGGATAGCTGAATTTATTGCTAAAGAGTATGATAGTTGTATCAAACGTGGTGGTGATATGATTTATGGTGTACCCGTATTGAATGGGAACGTTTCTGGTATGAAAAAAATAATAGCAGATGCATTTAAAAAAGGATTTGAAAGTGATGGAGATAATTTTAATTTATTAGAAGAAATATACCCTGCAGCATTTGATGCATATTGGTTAAAGGTAGAAATGGCACCGATTCCAAATCCATTATTAAATCCGGGTGGTTGGCCAAGTACACCACCTGCACCTGGTACAATTGCTAATATAGGGCCCGAACCAATTAGTATGATAACATCAACGGCAATAAATAAAGCTGAGGTAGAAGCTATGAAAGTGTTGGTTGATGAATTAAAAAAACAAACAATAACAATTCCAGGCATCCCACCTTTACCGGATATTACTATACCTGTATATGAAACTATTGAAAAAATATTAAAAAAAGAACCTGTTGATAAAAAAATAAAAGACAATCCTGTAATTAAAGCCGGAAAGGAAATTATATTCAAATTCAATGAAGCTAAAAAGAAAAAACCATCAATAGGTAGACAGGTAAAAAAAGCAATTAAATTTCCTTTCCCAAAATTACCAAAAAGAAAAGATTTAATTAAGCAGGCCGAAGATAAAGCAATAGAAGAGGCTACCAAAATAATAGAGGAACAAATTATTAAACCATTGGAAGAAATTGTATTAACACCAATATATGCAGCAATTGAAACAGCAGTAGCTATTGCGGACAATATTCCAAATCCAAAACCCACAAAAGCTCAGATAAAGAAATTTGTAAAAGATACAATAGATGGGGTAGTTCCTGATATTGATTTACCAGGTATATCAATTCCAAAAATACCAACAAAACCTGAACTTAAAAAAATAATTAAAGATAATACACCTACGAAAGAACAATTAAGGGCAATGGCATTTGACCTGATAAAAGGTTTAATTCCGAATATTCCTTTAATTTGGTTTGTCCCACCCACATTGGTATTTACACCACAAACAATTTTATTCTTAAACCCATTTATAAACCTGGCCAAATTCCACCTAACAGGAGTTAGTGGAACAATGATGGTATTAGCACAATACCCACCACCAGCACCACCTGCACCTGCTATGTTAAACTGGACAGGTTATAAAGTTATTGGATAAATTATTAAATCAAATATTTATTACTAAACATATACAAAACAATTATTATGAAATCAGAAATTTTATTAACTTTAATTAAAGAAGTTGTTAAAAACGAAGTTAAATTACAAGTAAAAGAAGAACTTGTTAAACTTATCAAATCTGGTGCAGTTACATTAAACTCACAAAAGAAACCATCTACTCCATCATTAAGAGAGATGACAGAAGTTACACCTACACCGGTTAAAAGACAACAGGTTCAACAAACACAAAGACCACAAAAAGAATTTTCAAAAGACCCAATGATAAATGAGATTTTAAATATGACTCAACCATTTTCAGCTGAGCAACGTAGAGAAGGGGCACAAGCAGTTGGAAGTGTATTAGATATGATTAAGCCTGAATTGAGGGTTGATGAAAGTGAGTGGGAAACTATGGATTTCAGAGATGTAGATGTACCATCTAATGTACCAACGTTTGAATCAACGGGAGATGGATTACAAGATGCTACAATAAAAGCATTAACAAGAGATTATTCAGAATTAGTAAAGAGATTTAAATAATGGCAAGAGAATTAGGTAGAGTTAATGTCAATGATTTAACTGAGAATAGTTATAAAGTTCTTGGAATTGGAATAAATAGAAGTTCCAATTCTAATGGTACATTTGCAACTAACTACACTACACTTAATCAAGCCAAAGATAATTTAAAAAATTTAATTTTAACAAGGAAAGGTGAAAGATTGATGCAACCTGAATTTGGTTGTGAAATATGGAATGTATTATTTGAACAAATGGATGGTGATAATATAGAAAATAGAATCGAAACAACAATTAACTCTGCCGTTTCAATTTGGTTACCATACTTAAACATTAACGAAATAGTATTTGACTATGATGAAAATGATATTGACAATAATAAAATTTCATTTGATATTAAATTTTCCTTAAAATCAAATCCAAATATATCAGATTGGGTACAAATAGGCCCTAATAATTAAATAAATAAAAATGGCAATCAAACCTTTGGATAAAAATTGGGGAAGTGATAAAAAGAATGTCAACTATGTTGGTAAAGACTTTTCATCTTTGAAACAGAACCTAATTGAGTTTACTAAAACATATTTTCCAGATACATATTCTGATTTTAATGAAGCTTCACCTGGTATGGTATTCATTGAACAGGCTGCAGCAATAGGGGATGTACTTTCTTTTTATCAAGATACTCAATTGAAAGAATCAATGTTGATGTATGTTACAGAAAGAAAAAATGTAATTGCATTGGCACAATCAATGGGATATAAACCAAAAATATCTACACCGGCAGTAACAACATTAACTGTATACCAACTATGTCCATCGGTATTTAAGAATGATGGTGGTACTAGATTTGAAGTTGATGAAAGATTTTGTTTAAAGATAAAAGATGGTTTAGAGATTAAATCAAATTCAAATAGTAATATAACATTTAGAACAACAGATGGTGTTGATTTTGCAAATTCTGGAAGTAGAGAAGTAGATGTACATACGAGAGATAGTAATGGTAACCCATTGTGGTATTTACTTACTAAAAAAGTAAAAGCCATATCTGCAAGTGAAGTATCAACTGGTGTTAGTTTTGGGCCTGATGAAACGGATTATCCAACTGCAACAATAGACGATGATAATATAATAGAAATCACATCAGTAACATCAAATGGTGGTTCTGTTAAATGGTATGAAGTTCCATATTTAGCACAAGAAAGTATATTTGTAGAACAGGCAAACATAGATGGTGAATTAGAAAATTATTCAAACACAGTACCTTACATTTTAGAAGTACAAAAAGTACCAAAAAGATTTTCAGTTAAAGTAAATTCAAATAATACAATTGATTTACAATTTGGAAGTGGAGATACTAGATTAAATGATGAACAAATATTACCAAACACAAAAAATGTAGGTTTGGGTCTTGCAAATTCGGTTAATAGATTAAATCAAAGTATTGACCCTTCTAATTTCTTAAAAACAAATACATTTGGTATAGCACCTGCAGGCGAAAGTTTAACAATAAAGTATTTAAAAGGTGGTGGTATAGAATCTAACATTAATACCGGTGATTTAACTAAAATTTCTAAAATAGAATTTGAAGAAGATTTGTTATCTATACCAGACAACTTATTATCAGCATATAATGAAACAAAAAATTCAGTAGCTGCTGAAAACTTAGAACCAGCAATGGGTGGTAGAGGTGCAGAATCAATTGAAGAGATAAGACAAAATGCGTTAGCAACATTTGGTTCTCAAAATAGAGCAGTAACTAGACAGGATTATATTGTAAGAGCATTAAGTATGCCAGAAAGATATGGTAGTGTTGCAAAGGTATATGTTTCTCCCGATGGTGAAATTGATAGTAATTCTCCATCATCTATTTTAGCAAGTCCTCAAAATATTGCAGAATTTACAAATCTAGTAGAAGGATTGAAAGATAAATCAAAACAAGACATACAAAAAGAATTGGTTAAATATCTTACTCAAAAGAATACAAGTATTGGAGAAGTGAATAATCCATTCGCAATTAATATGTATGTTTTGGGATATAATAGTGATAATAAATTAACAAATTTAAATCAAGCGGTTAAACAAAATCTTAAAACCTATTTAGGTGAATATAGAATGATGACCGACGCTGTAAATATTATTGATGGGTTTGTTGTAAACATTGGAATTGATTTTGAAATAGCTTGTTATCAAAACTATAACAAAAGAGAAGTTCTTGCAAATTGTTTAGTAGAATTACAAAATTATTTTAACATAGATAATTGGACATTTAATAAACCAATTAACATTTCAGAAATAGAATTGATACTTGCAAACGTAGAAGGAGTTATGAGTGTACCATCCGTTAAAATCACAAACCTATGTGGTGGTGACGGTAATTATTCACCAAACAAATATAATATGGAACAGGCAACTAAGGGGAAAATGGTTTATCCATCCTTAGACCCATGTATATTCGAAGTTAAATATCCTAACAAAGACATAAAAGGGAGGGCAATATAATGCATAAATTTTTTACATCTTCATTTGATGCGAGTGTGTATCTACAACAACCTGAACAAAATACAGGTAGAGATGAGATATTAGAAGTTGGTAAACTTTATTATGGTTCTGCCAAAGATATAGCTAGAACTTTAATTAAATTTCCAACCACAGAAATTTCTCAATCAATTGTAGAAAGTATAGGAACAGGAAGTTATTCCATTTTCTTAAATCTTAAATCTGCAAATTCCGAAGAGCTTCCGCTGGAATATTCAATATTTGCAAACGCTGTGTCACAAAGTTGGACAATGGGAACCGGAACAAAATTTGATAACATAACATCGGATGGTGTTAGTTGGAAATATAAGAATGGTTCTACATCCACAACTTGGCAAGATAATGCTACTGCCGGTACTGCAGTTTTTACAGCAGGTACAACAGGTTCGGCTAATGCAGAGGGTGGTACTTGGTATATAACAGGTTCTGCAACACAATCATTTAATAATGAGCCAGATGATATTAGAATGGATGTAACCAATATAGTTAGAATGTGGGTTAGTGGTTCTTTACCAAATAATGGATTTATAATTAGACATTCAATAGATGCAGAAAATGATACACAGGATTATGGTGTATTAAAATTCTTTTCAAAGGAAACAAATACAATATATGAACCTAAATTAGAATTAGTTTGGGACGATAGTATATTTTTAACAGGCTCGTTATCACCAATTACAGGTTCAACATCAGGTGATGCATTGGAAAATAGTAAAATTATTGTGACGGATTTACAAAAACAATATTCAAAAAATATTAAAACTAAGATAAGAGTTAAAGCTAGAGATTTATTTCCATTAAAATCATTTAGTGGTTCATTTGCATATGACCAATCAAAATATTTACCAACATCTTCTTATTATCAAATTAAAGATTATATAACGAATGAAACAATAGTTCCATTTGGAGATTATTCTAAATTAAGTTGTGATAGTAAATCTAATTATTTTTATTTAGACACATCGGCATATCCAACAAATAGGAGTTATAAATTGGAATTGAAAATAGTCAAAGATGGTATAACCAAACTTATTGATGAAAAATTAATATTTGAAATAAATAAATAATGGCACTAACATCTTTAGAAGCAATATCGGAAAAAATACAAGAACAAAGAAAAAAAGATTTAGAATCGATTTTAAATATATCGGGTTCAAGTGCTATTAATAAAAACGAATATGGTGTTACAATAGTTGACACAGCAAATCCGGCATCATCATTGTTATTTAAAAATTTAAGTAAGCCTAAATACGATGAAGCTGAACTTATTAAAGCAATTGATGTAGACGTTATCGAATTGATGCCAAATATACCTACACGTAATTTGGATTTAGTACCAAGACCACTATATACAGAACAAGTTGATTTAGTTGAAGATTTAAGAAGACAAGTACAAAGATTGACAATAACAATTGCAGATTTAAATTCACAAATAGTTACTTTACAATCACAAGTTCAAACGGAAATAAATAATAGATTAAGTATTGAACAAACTAACGATGTATTGGCAAATCAAATAGATACATTAACGAATACAATTAATGATTTTACTGGACAAATTGCAACATCATTACAAAAGTCGGTTGATGAAAGTATTTTGAGAGCATCATTACAATCACAAAAGACAGGCTTTAAAGCACAGATTGAAGCATTGATTCAACAAATCAATTCTCTAAATGCAATCATCGAAGGCCTTCAAGCTCAATTGGGTGCAGTAAGACAACAAAAGGATATAGAACAAACTACACAGGCACAAGGTGGAATTATAATCAATAAGATAGTAAATGTAAACTTTGCACCGAAGGGTTCACCTACCGATTCAACTATGGCATTTAAGATTAAAAATGCCAGAGATAAAGCCAACCAATGGGTTAGAGGTGAGAGTTTGAAATTAATAAATAATGATTTAGAACCAGTTGATATTACAATTAGTGCAACATATGACCAAGGCCAAAGATGGTTTAGTATACCAAAATCATCATTCAGAATGTCACCTGGTGCTAACGAAGAAATTACATTTCTTGCAAATATATCAGGTATTTCGTTTGGTAAGAGAGACAATACGGTATTTTATAATTCTGCATTGACTATAACTGTAAAAAGAGCAGATGGTACATCGGAAACTAAATCTTTCAAACATGCATTAAAAGTTGCTCATCCAAAAAGTTATGATGGATTTTAAAATAAATAAATTATGAGTATTAAAAAATATACAAATATTGAAGATATAGATAATAAGTCATCAAATGAAGGACAATTTCTTCAAGCGGATGATTTGTTTATTGTTTCTAAAACGGAAATAGAAGAAACCGATTTTGGTAATTGTAAGTATGATGTTATGGAAGTATCTATATATGATATCAATAATAACTTACTACCACAAGCTTCAGGAAATAATGTTGCATACATAAAAAATAATGAAATTAAAAATTACATGTATCAAACCACCAACCCAACTGGGCAGAAGGAGTTGGTAATTGATGTAGAAAAGTTATTAAATGATTTGGGTTATACAAATGGAATTCTTAAAGTTAATATTAACTTTGTAAGATATAAAGTTGGAAGTGAAGATGTTTTAGAAAGAGTTTGGATACAAGAAATATCACCATCTCGTGAGGAAATAAGAATATTGCCACTTAAAACAAAATTTGAAAATATAAATAAAAAAACTAATACAGAATTTGTAAATTTGCAAAAATTAAATAAAGAATTTTCGTATAGTAAAAATCATCTATTAAATACAATAAATTCATTTAATAATACTTTTTTAGAAAAAATAGATATCGCATTAGAAACGAAATACGGAAAAGATTTCTTTAAAGTATTAAAAAAAGATTTTGGTTTAAGTAATTTTGATAAAATTCGTACAAAAATGTTTGCGGATTTTAAAACATCAATTGATTATTATTTGAATAACAAATATTATGATGTAACTCAATCTAATTATGGAAAACCATCCGAAGTTAGATTTAGTGATTGTGATACTTACGACTTTGCAACAATGTTATCGGATATACAATCTATTTTATATAAGTGTATTGATTATAATTTGAGTTCTTTAAAAAGAAGAGATTTAAATATTACAACTCTACCTAAAGAATTTTCAATTGTAGAATTACAAAAACAAATTAAAAATAATTTAGATTCATTTAATACATATTCGGAAACAAAAAGAAATGTGTATTCACCGGATGGTACTAAAGTTGTATTTAATGATGTGACAAGTTCATTTGTCGAACCAACATACCCAGCAAAGGGAACATTGCTCAAAACACTATGTAAAGGATATGATAGATATGGTGTATATGCGGATGGTAATGGTGGTACATATGAGGAATTGATTGAAACAAATTCCACAACATGTGGATATGTTACTCCGCCGCCACCAAATGGTGGTGGTGGAACAGGTGGCCCTTCCGGTGGTGGAGGAGGTGGAGGATTCGGTGGTGGCAATAGTGGAGGAGGATATATAGGTGGTGACCCAAATGATGGTAGAGAACGAATGGATGGTGGAGCGGGTAGAACGGAAAATTTCAGATAATAAAATATTTATAAAAAAGAATAAATGTCAATAAAATATAATAGACAATATAAGGTAGCTGCTCCTGATAATGAAGAGGCTATAGGATTTTTAGACGGAG